AACAGTAAATGCATGGTAGTCATTACCAGTACCTCTAGCGGTATCAACAGTCAGAATATAGGTGTGATTGTTTGCTGGATTTTTAGAATCAACCACTGGTTTCTCGTAAACCTTAAGTCCATCAGTTGTTGTGTGAACTGGGGACTTAAATACCATAGTTCTGAGTTTATCAGCAGAGATAAGAGTATTGGTACTACCAATGAAATCACATTCGTGTTCAGTTCTAAATTTATCTTCACCTAAGTTCTGAACTTCTCTTCTATACCATTCATCATCTCTACCTGGAACATCTGACCAGTGAACATCTATATGTTTGAAACTGTTTCTTCCCTCTATTGCTTCTATCCATAGTTTATAAAAAAGATTCAAACCATAAGGGGTTGAAATCACAACCAGTTTACTCGTTTTACCAGATGTGATGGTTGGGTATACTGAACTATAGAAGTCATTTGCTATATTCTCTGGAACATAAGCAAACTCGTCCAAAAGAATATAATTAAAAGATCCACCACGGATAGCAGATGCGGATGTTGCAGATGCTATAACTTTGGAGCCATTTTCAAGTTCTATTGAATGCTTATTCCATTCTTTTACACCTTGCTGTAACCATTTTGGTAAGTTTTCATATGCTGTCTTTAAACGATCCATGTGACCTTTAGCCAATTTCTCTTTGTTTGCTAGGATTGCTATAGTTTGATTTGGATTAAATAGTGCATGGTGTAAAATATCGGATATGATTGTGGTTGATTTACCACACTGACGAGGCATCTTAGCAATCACGAAACGATTGTCTCGTATTAGATTGACAAGTTTCTCTTGGAATGGGTACAATTCAAAATTTACAAGACCTTTATCTAGGTTTACAATCTTGATATAGTTTTTCATAAAATAGACAGGATCCTGAGAGCACTTTAAATATTCCTCAACCTGTTCTTGAGTAAAGTTAACAGGAACATTAGTTCTCTTTAGATTTGGATTGCCTAGATATGAATTCTTATCGCCTATCATGAATCAGATTCTATTTGTTTCAATTCCTGCATCTTACCCTTTAATAGTTTCTGTAATTCATTTGTGCTGCCTACAAATATTGATTGGTTTGTGATGTTCTGGGCAGACTGGGTTGATGCTGGAGTATCATTTTTAATTTCTTTCAACTGTTTGTGAAGTTGTAGAAGATCCTTATTTGCATCTGCTACACTTTTGATGAGTTGAGAAACTACCTCATATGCTCTTGGGGAATCACCCTCAGATGCAACATGAAGAATACCATTGATTGCTTTATTACCCTTTTCAATGATACTGTATAGATTAGATCTAACCGCTTCAAAATCTGTTGTAGCAACATCTGTTTTTTCTACTGGTGTAAGAACAATTGGTTCTTGCTCCACTATCTCACCAACAGATTTTGGCAAATTAAATGCGTCTTCTAACTTCTCATCAACAGTTTTTTTATCATCCATAATATACCTCAATATTATTTATATCATTCTTCAACTCTTATTGGTGCTACTGGATTTGTAACTGGTGCCGGTTTTATAGGAACAACATATGTGTTTTTACACAATTTTTCATCCAATACTCTTTGTAATTTATTTGCTGTTTTTTGAGTATCTCGCTTCAGTTTAGCAGCCGCAATATCAGATTCATATGTAGTTAAACATGAAAGTTGTTGTGCGTCAGTATAAAGATAACATTTATCATCTTCTGGAATATATCTAGTTCCTGGTCCACAGCAACTTGGATACAGATTGCATCTGGTAGGCGTAGTAGTTATGAATCCACCAAGACAATTAACAAGTCTATTATGTGCTTTAACAAGATCTCTTGAGTATTCAGCATCTGCCTCTGCATTTGCTGCAGCTTCTTTAGTGCTTGCTTGTTGTAAACACAATTGCAATTGTATTTTTATTATTTCTGGATCATCAGTTTGTTTTCGTGTTGAAGTTGTTAAACCAGAAGTTTGTTGTACATCAAACTGACTAGAAACATGGAATGAACTATAGAAGTTTTCCAACATTTCTGGATTACTAATACCAGCAGACATGAAGACATATAATAACTCTTCTTTAGTTGGTGGTTTTACCAATGGTTCGTTTGGATTAGTAGGATCATAATTAATATTCATGAACATTGATGAACTTGGTTCATAAGAATGATAACTCATTATGTCAGTTATTATGCTCAATCCTCTTCTTAGAAGAAGTGGGAATAGAACATAAATTGTAAATCTTCTATCTCTTAACCAAGTCCAAGAAAGACCTGATAGATTGTTTGAAGAAGAATTTACATAAGAATCTGCATACCAATACTTTCTATCGGTATTTGGTCCTTCACTTACCCAATAACGAATATCTCCCTTGATTTGTTCAACTGGTGTAATATTGAAATCACCACCAATTACAGTGCTATTAGCAGAAACCCAGTTGAAGAATTGTGTCATTACAGTGTCAGATCCATTTACTTTCTTCCAAACAACCTTATTGAGAGTTGTATTATTTTCGGTAAATGTATTGTTAAATTGTGGGAAATATGTTGGGTTCAATAGAGATGGATTATTCATACTTGCACATGCAAAGATTTCACCTATCATATGGTTACCACTAGTACCCTTTATAGCACTCTTAGCATCTGGTAATGTTGAACCACCGTATATTCCCGTTATACCATATTGATCTCTTGATTTAAATCCCTTAGTAGAAAGATGAGAATCTAAAATTATCGATCTTGGTAAAGTTCCTTCTGGTTTAGTTGCAAGAACTGCATCATGGTCAAATCCTGATTGATTTGCTGCTGTGGGTTGATTTCTCCAAACAGCATCAGTTGCTAAATCATCAAAAACATTATTATTTGTACTAGTTGGATTTCCATTACTATCCACAGCCAAAGCAATATTATTCAGGTTATTTAATTTGGATCTCAATGCATTTGGGAATGTTTCCAACGCATCATATGGAGATACGAATAAATCTGGAGAATAATCTGAATTATTGAACAAACTAAATGCCCAGTGAGTAGTTCTATCTGCCCATGCTTTACCTGTAAATGTCTTACCAGTTATCAAACCATATTTGTATAACTTATTTGGTCCGAATTCTGCTTGTCTTGAACCTCTACCATCAGGTCTGATTATATATCGTCTATATGACCAAGAACCAACATTTATACCAATTGGTGTACACAAACTGAAATAATCAGCACAAAACTCTATATCTGAGAGATTAGCGAGATATGCTGCAGTATAAGTTTTATATGAACCAGTCCATTTTCTACCAGATACAGAGTCTGTCCAACCAGTTGGATGAACTGATGAATCTAAACCACATTTATCAAGTGCTTGTTCAAATGCTTCTTGTGATAGATTTGAATTTGTTCTTCTTCGTGAATGACCAACTGATTGATCTGGTGTAATGTCAGAATCAAATATCGTTGATTGTGCAAGTTCAAGACCAATCTTGAAGTTTCTTACTTCATTGTTCCATATTGATTTTTCTGGATCGAAATATATTGCACCATATGGACTTTCTTTGGTATGTAAGCCATGATCAGCAAATATTGTCATGTTTGCACCCAAATACCATAGCAGGAAGTTATTTAAATGTCCCGTATTTCTATAGAAATAACGATAATCATAATCAGAAGTATCTTGCCATACACCACTTATTATATTGTAGGTTGGTGCTTTTGTCATTGAGTCTGGTGCGAATTCACAGTAGAATGTGGGATAAGATGCAGCAGAATCAAATACCATTCTTGCTATTCCATCAACTGGTGATTTGAAATTATCCACCCAATGCTTTGTAGCATCATTTAACATCTTGATATAAATTTCTTTATTTTCTGCTGATCTTGGATCAGAGTGATATGCCAGAGGCATCTTGAGTCTTGTTTCGCCTTCAAACATATCACCAAACGGAACATTACCCATGTACGATACAAATTCAGGTTTTAGTGTAGATGACAGGTATTTTGTATTTACATTGTTTGCAAATGTAGTCATACCATCTTTAATATTGGTTTCTAGATATTCAATATCAAGTGGCTCACTTGGGAATGGTTTTGTGTCTATGATGCTAGAATTTGATACTTGTTCAAAGTTATTAAAGAATCCTGAAGTTGGCACAGTTCCTGCTGGATAATTTTTACCAACATATGTTAAATTATAAATTGGATCTCTATCATCATCTGTTTGATATTCTGCTGCTTGTGCTGCTGACAAATAATCATATGGTATGGTATTTCTATCAACAAGTAGATTGTTTATGATACTAATATTGCCCCACATCCAAGCAGTTCTATTATCACTTGCAGAACCACCAATACTGTGAGTATTGGTTCTAATTGTTCTACCATATGGCAAGTAGATGAAATTTCTTCTCAAACCTATCGATAGTAAAGAATCAATATCTAAAAATTCATGTTGTTCAAATTCATCATTACCATCTTTTTGATCTACTAATGCCCAGTCAAATGCACCATAATTCTTAAACTTCAAATACTTATAGGAAAACACAGATCTATTTGTTCTATCATCATGAAGAAGAACTGTATCTTTTCTGAATCTAGATGGTGCAAAGAAATGCGACCATGTTAATAGCCTATCAGAACAATTAAATGGTATCTTTGAGAAATTATATTGAGTAATTGGTGGATAGTTGTATGCTGTCTTTGTTTGACCTGTAGGATACTTATTATTAAAAATTTGATCCTGTATAGTTGTTGATATAACATAAGTTGTCGGATCATTCAAAAGCAGTCTAAAATCATACCAATAATGCCATGATGGTATTGAATAATTGTTATTTGTTCCACCATTCACAGGATTAATTGGTTGTGTTGCATCGATATAGTTTCCTATATCAGAATCCCAGTATTTTGGTTTCAAATAAGTATTAAAACAATTAATTAATCTTGTTTTCTTTGTTTCGTTGTCTGTATCTCTTGTATCACCATATCTTCTATAATCAGAAGTCTTTGTTATTGTTTCATTTGGTGTGAAGAAATATCTTGTATATTCTGTTGGATTTGGATCTACCCAATAATCAAGAGGCGTTTCCTTGAAGCAATGGGTATATAACATATACCAATACTTACCATAGTAATACATTGCATTTTGACCAGTTGGGGATGAGCCAAAATATGACACATTGTTTCCCGGATCTCTCTTATATCCCTGCAGATCTCCTGCTCTTCCGCCATATATTGCATCATTTGTATCTCTGAATACTGGTGAAAGTGCTCCACCTCTAGACATACCATAATCATAATCACCATCATATGCATATGTTTGCAATTCATTCGTTGCTATTAATCTATATGTTCCACCAATTGTTCCCCAATAAGAATTATCAAGACTCCTCAAGTCAGCGCCACTTGGGAAATTTTCAACATACATTGATTCAAATTTTAATTTCCACATCTTTGGTGATTGAGGTGGTATGTGACCTCTTCTACCACCACCACCAGAACCAGACCAGTGTGCATACCCTGTTATATAACTTCCAGGTCTATTTACTTCTTGTTTGATCTTGTCAAATATCCATTTTTTCCATGTATTTGGGTGTATTCTTCTACTGTAATAACGATTTACATCAGTTGGTTTTGTACCATTTTGTCTACTAGCAACATTCATTGATAAGTAGTAATTTGGTTCATAGCAGTCCGCAACATACAAGAATGTTGGTTTCGTTATACCATAATTTGTTTGCAACCATTCATTTGTTTTATTTAAACCATAAATCAAAGTATCTAAATTATATTGGGTGTATCTTGCACCAGAAACTGCATCGTGGAAATCACCCAAAGTTCTACCATAGTCATATAGTGGATTATCCTCTGGGTCTTCTGTTAGATAATATGAAGACTGTAACCAATCTTGTGCTGCAATAATTTGACCCCAAGATAGATTATGTAAAAGTGTATTTACAGAACTCTCTGGATTATTTTCAGATACTCTAAATTCTAATGGTAAGCCTCGACCTTGTATAGAACCTGATAGAATATCTGCATCATTGTCTGGTATTAATCTGCCCAATGCATCTCTTTTACCAGATTTTGTAGACCATACTGAAACACCACCATCTAACCATAGATCATAAACAGTTTTACCTGTCAACTGTGGTCCATTTAAATTTCTATAAGCAGCAACATCAAAGCAGCATGTTGGTCTATTTCCTTCTGCACCACCCATACCATAGATCGACCATTTTATTTTAGGATATCTTGCTTTTACAGCACTCAATATTTGAAGGTGCTGATTTATAATATTTTGTCTTCTGTTTGTATGCCATTCTGAAAAATCTTGAGGAGTCATCCAAGGAGTTATTCCGGCATTCACTAAATCTTGAGAACATAGATCTTTTAGTTTAATACTATTTGAATACTCTTTATAATTTACTAGTTCCCAGTTTGTGAATTTGTCATTACCATATTCTCCAGAAAGATATTTGTTATAAACATAATCACTATTACCACTTTTTTTCAAGTCTGAAGCCCAAATAATTTTACTTTCAAGATTTATAGAACTAGAACCAGCTCCAACAACATTTGATGTACCTCCAAATGTTCCTAGATTCATAAATCTACTAGAAAGTAATATTCTATATTTTTTATTTAATGGATTTGTAGATGCGGCACCCCAGGTTGAACTTGGATTAAATTGTCTATGTCCTGTTGGTATAGATGGGAATGGCACATAAACATTTTCATAATCATATGGTGTGTTTGGTGCTCTTGTTAGTGGTGTTAATCCAGTTCCATATGTTGATCCATTTGGATATACTGGTGGGAAATAACTAAATTCTCTATGCCAAAATTCAAGATTCAACCATCCATATTTTGGATAATTGTTACCTACTGATGAATTATAACCAGAGTTTAAATTTCTATTATCAAGTTTAGTATCTATGTCATAATACATATTTCTTAATGTCCAACCGACATCTATAAATTGTGGTATTACAAAGTTTATACCATAGTTTGGTATTTGTCCTAAATCCGCATTAACATTATAAACAGGAGTTACATTATCATCCAATGTCATGTCTTCAGCATATTTGAAGTTTTTTAACCATATTAATTTTGAAACTCCGTTTATTATTTTTTCTTCATAAAGACCAAATAGACTATCACCATACAATCCGTATTCTGATTGACTATTATTTGTTTTATAGACGCCATCCATTGTGTTGGGTGCGATTATTCTTTGTGGAACTAATTTATCATATGATACTGCTATTGATCTATTCTGATTACATCTAAGTCCTTCAGAAGATCCTCTTTCTTTATACATCCAATATCCTTCATAACCACCAACAGAATTCTGAATACCATATTCATCTTTCATTCGTTCTAACCAATATCCATCTCCATTTCCATCTTCCAAAACCACTTCCATTGTTTTTACTGGAATAGAAAGATAACCAGACGCAATATTACTTCTAGAACTTTCTCCATTATTATCGTTGCTTGTTACATAATAGTAATATGTCGATGCACTAGTTGCTGTTGTGTCTTCATATGAAACTTGTTGTTGTTGTGCGTCTGGTGTAAAGGTTTGAGAGGATAAAAGACCTAAAATATTGACACCTTCATCACCAGAACCAGTACTTCCACCACCACCGCCCCCATCAGTTGGTGGAGTTGCAATAATTTGATCTATAAGAGTAAATGTTGTAGAGTCTGTTCCTCTATAGATTTTATATGATGTTGCACAAGAAACATTATCCCAATTTAAAGTAACTTTAGTTTCATTATTATTTGATGCTGTTAAATTTGTTGGTGCAACAGGTTTTAAATATCCCTGATCGGTATTTGATGTTCTTGTACCAGATACATTTATGGCTTCAACATAATATGTGTATTTTTCTTTACACTCAGCAGTTTTATCTTGATAAGTTGTTGATATTTTATAATTGTTCTGTGTTGAAACTAATGGAGTTGCTACTGTTCCTCTCTCAAGTTGAGCACCAAAGAAATAAACTGTGTCGTTAACAGGTGCTCCCGTAATATCAACTGCATTTTCTATTGAAACATATGATTGTGGTATCAAAGATTGTAAGAAGAATGTCCATGTAAATCTTTGAATTGTTGGTCCTGCTTCAAATGTTGGTGAAAATTGTTGTGGTTTTCCACTGAATGGTGTATATGAAAGTCTAAACTTTCCTGTATTTTTTGGAGGTGGTTGATCTAAATCTGTATGTAATTCTTCTTTTACTCTTGCATATATTGAGAAAGTATATTCAATTGGAGAATCTAGTAAGGTTGCGGGTAATGGTGATATTATTTGATATAAACCACTAGAACCAGAAGAACCAAATGTTATTTTTCTTCCTGCTATAGAATCGGTTTCCTCTGATACAGGGAATCCCAATTCTGTATTATTGACAGCAACTAAAGAACCAAAACTCTTCCAAAATGTTGTATTATTTAAACTTTCACTATATCTTAAATAATTTGATGGAGCAATTCCATGTTCAACATTATTTCTATAAACTTTATAAGTTGTTACATATATTGATGGTGTCCATGTCAGTTCAACATAATTGGATTTTATTCCCTTATCAGCAAACAGAGTAAATGAAGTTGGAATTGGTATTTTTAAATAACCAGAATCAGTTGAACTAAAATCACTATCTGTTATAAAAGAGGATGCCTTTACTGCATACTTATAAACAACATCATATGTTAAATCCGTATATAAGTCATCATATTCTGTATCTGATACAGTTGCTATTAAGGTCATAGTTAAAACGGTGGAATCATCACCAATTCCTCTATAAATCTTATAAGAAGTTGCACCATTAACAGAATCCCATGTTAACTTAATAGATTGTTCATATTCATTGTTAGATGCAACAAGATTCTGTGGAGCGAGTAGTGAAGCATAGCCAGTTACAATTGGAGAATCCAATCCTGATCCAGAGTCAACATTAAAACCGGCAACACTAAAAGAATAAGATACACCCGGAATTATTATGGAAGAATCAAATTCTATACTAGTATTTGGTGTAGTTGTAAATTGAGTTAATGGTCCTGATGTATTTGCTATATTTGTTTTAACAAAATACTCTTCTGCGTTTGCAACTGGATCCCAAGACAAAACAATCTTATCATTGAAAGAGCCAGAAGTTGCTGTTATTCTACTTACAGTTGCTGGAAGTGGTTTTTTGATTCTACCAGTAACTAATATTTCACTTTCACTTTCTGTTATAGAAGTATTAGATGTTACTTTGTAATAATAATTTACACCAAAACTAACAGATGTGTCATTATAAGTTGTACTGGTTGTTGTTGCTATTAATGACAATGATGTGGGTGCTGTACCCCTGTATATTTTATAACTCGTGGCACCTAATGCAGAATTCCACTCAAGGGTTATTTTATCTGATAAATTACCAGTAGCGGTTAAAGATGTTGGAGATAATAGTTTCTTAAATCCATTATTTGAAGATGAAAATGCCCCATTACCAGATAAATTATACGCTAGTATTTTATATGAATAATTTTTACCGGGTAAAACTTCTGATGATGTATCTTGATAAAAATTGTGTGTAGTTACTGCTATAAGATTATCATCTCTGTACACTTTATAACCACTGATTGGTGTGTTTATTACCAAATCCCAATTTAGCAGCACCATATAATCGAAAGAACCATCTGAAGCAGTGACATTTGTAGGTGCATTTGGTAATGCTGGAGGAACATCATCAGTAACAACATCTGTTGTGGAAGGTGTAAACAGTCTACCAGAATCTATATTACTTAAAGCACTATCCAATATTCCATTTGTGTTATAAGTATCAGATGCAGCAATAACTGCATAGTAATAAATTGTTCCAACCACAAGATCTGTATTTGTATCAATATAATTTGTAGATACAACTTCACCGAGTAAAGTCGAACTTGACATGTTGGAATTTAAAGATCTATACACCTTATATGAAGTTGCACCCTGAACTTTTGTCCAATAAACTTCAATATAATTGGTGAATGCACTATCAGATGCATTTACATTTGTTGGTGCAGATAATTTCTTCCAACCAGATGCAGAGTTACTGGATGTTGAGGTTTCATATAATCCAACTGCTTTAACAGTATAGACTCTTTGTATTCCAGACAAAATATCAGAATCGGTATATGTTGAATCTATGGTTGTTGCAAGTTGTAAACCATCTGCATATACAATATAACTAGTTGCATTTACAACATCATTCCAATTGAGAACTACTTTATCTTCATGAACTCCGGAAGTTGCGGATAATCCTGTTGGAGCAGAAACTGTTGGTGTTTTTAGAGAACCAATTTTTGTTGGTGTAAAACCACTATCACCAAGAGAACAACTTGCTGCTACTCTATAACTGTAAAATACATTATATGATAAATCTGTATTGTTATCATCATAACTATTACTTGTAGTTGTTGCTATTAAAGTTGATTCTGAAAGAGTGGTTATGTCACCATCTACAGAATAATAAAATGCATCCCTATAAACCTTATATGATGTTGCACCAACAACAGCACCCCAAGAAACTGAAATTTTATCTGTATGTGTACCGTTACTTACTACAAGATTGGCAGGTACTGATAGTTTTTTCCAACCAGTATTAATTGAATCTGTTGCATATTCACCAAGACCTCTTTGGTTTTTACCAAGAATTGAATATTCATAAAGAGTTCCAGCAACAGCAGTTCTATCATCATAATATAATGAGAATATTTCATCGCTTTGTGTTATTGGTTCATTTTCAAGAGGTGTTATATTACCTAATTGGTTTTGATTGTATTGATTTTTTATTGTTCCTTTTGTAGTTACAAGTCTTACTCCATTTCTATAAATTTCATATTGACTTGCATAGTCTGCTTTGCTCCACTCAATTCTTACTTTATCTGTGTATGAGCCATCACTAGCAGAAACATCTCTAACTGCGTCTGGTAATATTACTTTTAGACTACCAGTTTCGATAGAACTAAAATCACTATCACCTACTGATGATGATGATTTTATTGTATAGTAATATTTTTTACCACTGTAATAGTCTATACCAAGTGTCGAATCCGAATCAACATATGAAGTATTCAATTCTGAATTTGTATTTTCATTTACTGTTGCATTGGTATCATTAAATGCAATTGTTGCAATCAACTGCATTGAACTTGTGTTGAATTCTGTGGATCTATAAATTTTATATGCTGTTGCACCAAATGAAGAAGACCATGTTAAGTTAATTTGTGATTCATATAAAGCATCTGTTGCATTTAAATTTTTTGGAGCTTCTAATTTTCTCCAACCGATTTGATTATAGTCATTGTTAGTACTAAACCCTACAGTATTTTTTGCTTTTACATTATAATAATATGGTGTTCCTGGTATTGCAGTTGTATCATCAAACGATGTTGCTCTTGTTGTACCTAATAGCAATCCACTTCTGTAGATGTAATATTCAACATTTGGTTGGATTGCAACCCAAGTTACTAATACTTTATCTGTAAATTCACCGTTTGTAGCAATTATATTTAATGGTGCTTTTGCTGGTTGTTGACTGATTTTACCAACTGCATAATCACTACCATCACTTGTGCTTATGTCAGACTTTGCAACTATAACATAAAAATATTCTTGATTTGATTGTAATGAAGATTTATCTTCGTATGAATTGAATGCTGTTGTTACTATTTCTGTTAATAGATTGATGTCTATTTCTGTTGTTAAATCTTCAATTTTTCCTCTGTAAACAGTATAAGAAGTTGCACCAACAACATAGTTCCAGCCCAACAAAATTCTATCATCAAAAGTTCCATTTGTTGCTGTCAAATTTGTTGGAGGTTGTAATTTTAACCAACCCAGATCTACATTACTTTTATCACTTATAACAACACCATTAAATGATTTTACAAAATATGAATATGACGATAGAGAAGTAACAGCAGTATCTTCATAAGAAACTGTAGTAGTTTCTGCTATTAATTGTTCATTTCTATAAATTTGGTATAGTACAGCATCTTCAACCCCACCCCAGGTTAAAGTGATTTTATCAGTATAGAGTCCATTACTTGCGACTAATGATTCTGGATTGCCTTTTGGCTTGGTGTTGAAAACCACATTGTTTACTGATTCTCCTGAATTGTATACACCACTGGATACATCTGGACTGTTTTTATTAAATTCAGGACTAGTCATTTTTGTAAATCTCCCTAAAGTATTTTAATTATATATCAATAATTTTCTTCTTTAATTTCTGTTAAAATATCATATGGATCTGAGGGATTTACATGACTTGGTTGAACTATAATTATTTTTTTACCCTCTGCATCCAAAACATAATCACCGTTTGTGTCGGTGTCATAAACAACTGGTCTTACTCTTATTGATGCATATTTTTTAAACATTATTCGGTACTTTCATTAATATCGAAAATATTTATATTAACATCCTTGATGATACTTGGTGATTCCTTTACGGGACCATACAAGTAAGTTTTGGTTGTAAATTGTAAATCCCAAGTTAGAACTCGTGTATCTTCTGAAAAATTATTATCATATATTTCACTTGGAGTAATTTGATTTAAAATAATAGGGATATCTACTTTTTCACTGCTGGTATTGAGGACTTTTGGTTTTATTGTTATTGTAAATTCTGGAGTAAAGAATGGTAGAATTTGTTCAATAATTTGTAAACCGTCATCCATATTTCGGGTATAGATGTATAACTCAAAATCTATATCATATGGGACATCTTCATATCGATATTGAAATGTTATATTATCATTTGTGTCTATATCTTGCTTCCATCGTTTGTTGATTGCATTTTTCTTTCTCTCAACATCATATGACATACTCGTTATACTAAATCCCATTCTGGGTAATATTGTCTGTACCATTGTTTTATCAACATCCAAATTTAAACGATGCACAAACTTCTCTTTTGGAGAATAAATCACTGGCACTTTAATTTTTTTGGTTACACCACTATCTGTTCTAGTTATATAAATGTTATTAAATAAAGTACCGAAAGCGGTAACTAATTTTCTAATTGAACCATGATAGAAATGTGTAAACATTAATAATTACCTTCTGAGAATGGATCCTTCTCTGTGAAATCGATGATATCGTCTGCCTCTGTCTGTACTTGAGCATTATCATTTATCTTCTTCTTATCCATTATATAATCGGTTATGCCATCACCATCAACATCAACTTCTTGTACCAATTCACTCTTAATATCATCAATCTTACTGAATCCTGTTGATATATCTTCCATAGAGTACTTATACAGTTCGCAATCAAGTCTGAATGTATAGTAATCGCCTTGTTGATATAGAACATCTTCATTTTCAACAAACTTAATTTCATATAAATTGTCAGATGTTGGTGCTAGTGGTAGATAAATTAAATCACCCTCTATTGGTCTATTCATTGGGTATAATCTGCCACCCAATTGTGGTAATTTGAAAGCTTCCTCTCTGAATCTTTTCTTTGAAACAATTAAAGTGACATTATCCTTTACTTCCATTCCAAACTTATTGACAATATCTCTTTCGCCTTCAAACCCTCTAGCATTCTTCAAATACATTTCAATACTGAATGAATTTTTTAATTTACCATGTTGATTATCACCAAATAACTGGTCAACCTTATCTGTAGTTTTAACAATATAGACAACATCTATACCATTTATTTTTATAGATTCTTCTGACAACTCTTCAAATAAATTTTGAGTTGGTTTGTAACCTTGATGTTTAAAATAAGGATTTGTTGCCATATTATCCTACAAAGAATTGAGGTGGTAGTTCGTACTTGCTTTGAATGTCGTTTTCGATTCTTTCAATTTCTGTTGTTGCTTCATTGAACATTTCTTGACCATTTAAAGTAATACCACCTGGGAGTTCAACACCATTAAACTTCATCATGTTAAGACCCCATTGTTGTTTAATCATTGCTGTGCAATATTTCTTTAAAATTCTATCATTATAAATGTCGGTATATACTTCTGGGTTCAATACTTTGTATGCTTCAAACATTAGATATTGACCAAGATATGCTTGTTGAGTCCAATCCATGTTCACATAAATTCTATTTGTAACTCTACTATACTCAAGGGTTTTCTCTGGAGTTAATAGGTCTTGTAACATCTGCATGTGACTTCTGGTGAATGAGTAGGTTATCATTGACTGACTGTATGTGTTGGTTCTAAGACCGTATAAGTCGTTTAGAGCGATCTGGTAGCGAGCGTCAAACATACCAGTACCACCAAGGGTATCATACAACTGAAACACCTTAACAACAGAAATAATACTCTGACCGTCAGGATCAAGAGCGTCTGCTGCTACGATTGGTGGGTTTGTAGTTCCATCTGCTGGAGTTGGTTCTGTTAAATTTATGTAACCACGGTCTATGTCTATTTGTGTAATTTGTTTACGCATATAGACCTTTTCAACACCGTCAAAGTGATATTCAGCAAAAAACTGTAGAGCATCATCGATGCGATCCTCTATCTGGGCATCATCAACATTTATTTGAACAACAGGATACCCTAGTTTTCTGAGACAATAATCTTTAAGTGCTTCTCTGCTGGCTGGTCTTGCCATAAAAAAATCTCCCCTTTATTTGTTATTTATAAGGGGGAGATTTCTTAATTTTTTATATTTTAACTTATTCTGCAAATAAGAACTGTACTCTTGTCATCTCATTTACACTAAGTTGTAAAGCATCGAATTTTGATGCTGATAGGGGTTGCCATGTAACCTCTACCTCCGTATTGAGCAGATCTGAGAATTCTTGTAAGAACTCTTGTTTCTTGTCCTCAGAAACCATAGTTTCACCATTATTATTGGTTGAACCATGCTTTTCAACCAACTTGACTCTTTGCTCTTCAATTGCCTTCATTTCATCATTTAAAGTCTTTAACAACTTACTTAATTGAAATGAAATTGAGGCGGGCAGGGGAGTTTCCAAAATCTTATTCATTACGGGAACAGAATTATAAATATCAACCAATTTAACTTTCACTTGTATCTCCTTTATGTTATAGAAACAAACAATTCAACTTTGCCAAACCAATTAATCGTTTCAGATGAAGATTTTAGCGACTTAGCCATAATTGTCAATACTAAATCTCCATTACTATTTATAGAGGCAATCATTATTGGATAGTCTTTTGTGTTATAAACACTATTTCTTAGTGGATTATCCATAGTTGCAAAATTGGGTTGTAGAACTAAAACATTATTTGCATATTCATTTTCGCTATCAACTCTTGACTCTTTATAAGAAATAACATCATCATAGTATTGGTTTTTATTTTCCGAACCAAATAGAACCATAGTACCATTGTTCTTATTTGAATAAAGTAGAGAGAATGAACCTGGCATATGCTTGAAGTCATAAATGTATGAACCTGGGTCATCCGACCACTTATTAAACCAAGGTGGGTTTGATCCATTTATACCCAATTCATTTGAACTTACAATTGGTGGTAAGGTTGTAGTTGTAGTTGTTGTCGTTGTAGTAGTTGTTGTAGTAGGCGTAGTTGGTGGTATAGTTGTTGCTGTAGTTACAGTTGTTGGTGCAATTGTGGTAGTTGTTGGTGCGGCAGTTGTTGTGGTAGTTGTGGTAGTTGTTGGTGCTGCTGTTGTGCTTGTGGTGGTTGTTGTAGTGGTAGTAGGTAGAGTTGTAGTGCTAGTTGTAGTTGTGCTTGTGGTTGTTGTAGTGGTGGTTGTTGTAGTGGTGGTTGTTGGTGTTGGTCCGCAAGAATATTTTGAGGATCCATCTGCATTTTGACAATCGGAACAACCAGTATTACCACCAAAAACAGATCCGTCTGGTGCTAATATTGTTCCACAACAAAATACTTCAGATCCAATTTCATCCAAATAACTACCAGTCGAATCTGCTGTTCTTGAACCATTGTTTCCACAACACAATCTTATCCACTTTCCACCTTCAAACAACCATTGTGGTTGACCACTTGCACAATTTTGTAATACTTGTTGTTGATCTACTAATG